ACCGCATGGTGCGGTAGGCGCCTAATTGCTATGAGGACTAGAAGTCGAACTATTGATCATAAAGTGTCAAAGAATCCGGAAACCCTTGCGGGTTCGCCGACCTATAACACTACTACGGGCTGTGAAGGATTACCGATTAACTATGTTAATGGTGCTTCTTCTACCCCTTATGAGATTCCTGCCGCACGCGATGAAACCATCGCGGATGAAGGAAAAACGGAGAGACCGAAAGGTTTCGCCGGTGTTCGAATCAGGTCAGTGTCGCATCGGAAGTTCACGTCTGAAGGCTTTAAAACCTACAGTCGTTTCAGTCCGACGCTGGTTGGTATATGTTTCGACGAGACAGGCTCCAAGATCGTATATTATCCTCAAAAGGCCTACAAAGACGTGAGTCATTGTTATGGTCTTTTCGCAGACGCTATGGCCGCCAGTCGCTGGGTAAACAATCCAGTGAATTGGGGTCTTAACGGTGCGATTACGGTCCCTAACCAGGATCAAGGTCGCTTAGCTGCCAAGGCATTAAGTAAGATGGAAGAACTCCATCTTACTACAACAGCGATTGAGGCTCGGGAACTTCCCGAGCTCTTTCGTATGTTTACCCACAGGGGTTCGCTCGTGAATGCGGCAAAAGCCGCATCCGAACTGTTGGAGAACAAGAGGTACATAGATGCACTCGGTCAGTTTCAGAAGGCAAGCAGATATGCTCGCCCAAAGAAAATGAAAGAGCTCATTCATGCACTCGGAGATAGCCAGCTCGGCTATTTCTTTGGTCTACAACCTACGATTGCGGATGTTAAAAACATCGCAACTGCAATCAAGAAAGCGAAGCGCCCTAGGCGCATTGGTGCTTCTGTATTCGTACGGAACACTAATAACCTCAGTGATCGTCACAGCCTGGACGGACTTGCGAATTCACTCGAATACCTTAACGGGCGTTCGGTGGAGACGCTGGCTGCGACTCGAGTCGACGGACTTCATACTGTCTGCGAACGACCTAGCTTCTATTCTCAGAGTCTAAACGACTTGAGCGAGAAGATTGATCGCTATGCAGGGTATAATCCGGCTGGCCTACTATGGGAAGTAATTCCTTATAGTTGGGCAGTGGATTGGTTCCTGTCGATTGACGATGTACTCGATACACTATTCCTAAACGGGAGTAGGAGATTCGAGAACCAGTGGTGGACGTCCACCAAACTGGAGTATCGGTGCCAAGTTGGCGGTCTATATTGTACCAAAGTGTTTGGGGATTACCCTCGAACAGTTGAGAAAATATGGAAGGCGCCTGACTTAGCAATAACATATGGATGTTCCGAATATAATCGGACTCCATGCGAACCTCCTAGTGCGTTCGATTCTATACGAGCGAGATTAGAGATTTCTAAAATCTATAAGCTTGTTCTCGTAGCATTAGGCTTCACACATTAGTAAAAATGTGTCGTCCCCATCGTAAATGGGAACAGAATATGAACGATACACTCAGTGTCAAGAAACTCTTGACTAACACGATCGATGCGGGCGAACTGGACAGTACTGTCCGTTCGTTCCCTCGAGTAGCAAGTCCAAAGCTGAATGATGCGTTGCGTCAGTCCCTACATGTAGGGGCTTTATCACCGACAATCATTCGCATTGCACACACACCTCGTTCTAAGGGGAATCCGATCCAACGATCGCTCTTCTCCCTTCAGCAGAAGTTGACTCGCCTTGATGTAGGCTCGAACCCAATTGGTTCGACCTCCTTTAAGACGGGTTTTACGAGTGAAATCCCTGAGGATGTCACTCTCGCCGAATACAGAGAGGGCGTTGCCCTTTCGCTCGGTGCTCTGCTTGAAAACGATGGCGCTATGATAACAGCCATGTATAACGGCGAACTCTGATCAACGAACCTCCTTAGGTTCGCCAGAGTTCTAGCATTATACGTCAGCTGTTGTTTCTACTGCGAATTCAATTCGTGGTATTGTTGGGTATCGTCAGCACTGTACATACCAGTAAAAGGTTATGAAAATAAGTAATACAACTATATTCGGAAACCTGCTGTCCGATTGCAACCTATGCATGCCGACGCATTCCAAATTGGATGCGTCGAGCATTTTGCGTCTGAACGAGCTGAAAAACTTGCTCCTACAGGCGATTGCACAGCCAACAGATATGTTCGTCCTAGCGTCTCTAAAAGACGGATTGGAGAGCATGTTCTGGTGGGAAGACGTAGCTAAACTACTGAAAGCATTGCATTATGGTCTTCAACGACCTCAGTGTGAAGCCGAAGGTGACCATATCGGAGTAATTCGAGACTGGTATCAAATACTATCCTTCCTTGGCAAAATCAAGAGAACTCATACACATGAACAAGAAAAACAATATATTACGAAATTCCTCAGTAATGAGGAGTCTTGTAAGAATTGGACGATTACCCGTAGGAATACGGTCAATCGGCTTGCGATTCGTGTTCTTAGGCATGCCACTCGGAACCTTGATCTGTCGGCTGAGGCTGCGAAGCCTCACCTTCGTCACGGTCCTGGTGCTGTGCTTGAATATGAAACTGGATCTGACAAGAACGTTTTTGTCGATCCTCCACAGGATCTTGCACTATCTTACCCAATAGACACGTTCTTTGCGAACGCGTTCTGGACGGCAGATTATGCGAGGTGCTTCGGTTACGATAGGTCTTCACGTCATGTTAAATGTCGCTTGGCCCTTGTCCCTAAGGACATTAAAGGCCCGCGCGGCGTGTTCGTCTCGCCCAAGGAGGTTATGCTTGTGCAAAAAGCACAAGATACTCTTCTGAAGTTGAACGTTCAACGCTCATGGATGAAACACTGTTGGGACCCTAATAGTCAAGTACCATCACAAAAGATGGCGCTTGAGGGTTCCACTGGTGGGTATGCGACGCTCGATTTGTCAGATGCGAGCGATAGGATACCGCTATCGTTAGTAAGCAAGTTATTCCATCGCAAGGACTATCTAAACCTTGCGAGGTCACGCCCTTCTTTCTGTATGTTGCCAGACGGCACGTACAAGAAGATGAGGATGTTCTCGCCCATGGGTGACGGTAAGACATTCGCTGTCCTTACCTATATAGCTGCTTCGATTACAATCGCTGCCATGCTCGAAAGAGATGGCATCGATTTGTCACTAGTCGGTACGTGTAAACTTACCGATTGTGGCTGTAGCCGAGACGCGTCCTGCCGTAAGGCTGGATACTGCTATGAACACTCGTTATCGGCGGTACTCGCGAAATACGCTAAACGGATCCGAGTTTTCGGAGACGACATAATCGTACCAAGTGAGTACTACGAGAGCGTGTGTGATGCCCTTGAGATGCATAACCTCAAGGTCAATAAGTCGAAATCCTTTTCGACAGGCTGGTTTCGTGAGGCTTGTGGAATGGACGCGTACTTCGGTACGTGTATCACGCCATTAAAGCTTCGCGTTGACCTGGATAGACTCGGCCAAAATGACGATGAGTTTGTCAAATTGGTCGCGTTACATAACTATGCTGTTATGTTCTATCCGCGCCTGAAGAAGACGATTGCGTATGTTAGATCCGTTATTGAGGATCGCTATCCCTTAGTGGCTTACGCCGAAAAGGGAGACACCGCATTCCCGACTCGCCTCTGGGTAACCAGAGATGAGGTCGAGATGTGGTCGCGGAAAACTGTTCTCGGCTTTGCCAAGAATAGTATCCGTTGTAGGTTCAACGATGCCTTACAGCACGTTGAAGTACTAACATATGCGTGCACGAACGTAGACGAAAGTCTACTTACTTCGTTAGATCCCTGGTGGGATCTCAACTACTGGCTACTCACACATCCGAACGACGAAAACAGAATTCCATCAGTAATTGATGGTAATTTTGCTCAGGTCTGTACGCCCCTCACAGGGAGTACGGATGATCCAGTCGATTGGGAGCTGTCTAATATCAGCTTTAAGTCAATAACATTTGACTACCAAAAGTTCTGGGATCGTCCAAGGGTGCGCAGGGGCTCAAAGATCGCTGAAAAGCGATATCTGAGTCTACTGCCGCGTAGCGCTCGTAGAGCACTCGAAAAAAGGAAAGAGAGAGTTCCGCTTTCCTGGCAAACCTTAATCGGTTTGAAGTAACAATACTC